ATCTATCCAACATTTATTTTTATAAACATATTCTTTTGTCTCATAATTTTTAGAATTTTCAGCAACTAAAATTATAAATAATAATAATTCTGGTAAATTATTGCTATGAAATTGATCAAAAATTCTAAATTCTATACCATTAGGTTTTTTCATAGGAGCTCCTGAAAGACGTTCACCTGTTATAGGATCATCTCCAAATGTTCTAAAATCAGTACTTAATGTAGAAATTGCTCCTTCTGCTTGTGCTTTAGGAGATGGTTTTAAACAAGGTTTTAATTTATTTGATTCAAAAAGTTTGAAATTATCTCTCCAATAAGTAGGTGTTTTCGAATATCTTCCTAAACCTTTATTAAATAATCTAATATCACTTCCAGCAATATTACCCCAGCCAACTGTCATTACTCTAAAGCTTCCTTCAACTCTATCTTTAATACTTCCTGGTGAATATTCATCACCAGTAAAAAAAGATGTTAATATTAAAGGTTCTAACCATTGTAATTGATTAGCAAAATTTTGATGCATTTTTAAAAATCTTTTTTCTGATGTTTTTTCAGTATAAGGTAATGTTAATGTGACATGATAACTTCCATTGTAATCAGTATGTACTTTATCTTTTTTTGTTTTAAGATCTTTTTCAAAAATATATTTTCCATTTTTGATATTTTTACTATATTTAATAGTACGAGACATTCCAAAAGGATGTTGTCCTAAATCTCCATAATTTTTTATTAATTTTTTAGCTAAATCATCTTTTTTAATTAATTTAAATAATTTTTCTCTTATACTTGATAAATCTTTAATCATATTAATCATATTTCTATTTTTTTTTAATGAACAAAAAGGTTGCCATGTTATTAATTCAGGCATTTTTATAGGTATTCTTTCTAAAATAACTTTTTTATTACAAACACGTCCGCTTAATTCAAAAGGAATTTCTCTTAAAAAATCATATTCTTCATGTGTTAATTTTATTTTTCCACTATTATTGCTTTCTAATAATCTTTCAACACATGCTTCTGAATCAAATAAAATTAAGTCTTCAATAGATTCTTTTGTACTTTTTTTAGGTATATGAAAAATATGCATTTCATGTTCCAAGCCTATACCCCAAGTATAATTATTTAACTTAGCAGTCATCTATATTAAAAACAACTATATTTTTTCTTTTTAAATTTATATTTAATTTTTATATATTTAATATAATAGTATTATCAATAATATTAGAAATAATATAAAGTAATATAATAAAATTATCGACAAATAATAATAAAATCATTTAAAGATGGAATACCAACATTTTTTATAGAAATTGAAAAATTTTTTTTATTTTTATCACAATAATCTTGTAAACATGCATGAACTTGCACTTCTGGTGCATATCTCCATCGTATTTCATCTGGACATTTAACAGTATAGGATCCTATTTTATCAATAACTGCTGTACAGAAATATTCCATAATACTTCTTCTTCCAAGTGAAAATAAATCACAAGCACCAAAATAAATAGTATTTAAATTATTATCTAATTCTTCTAAATTATTGAAAATATCTTTACAATAAACAACATCTAATCTTGATCGTATTATATAATCATATAAACCATTTGTTTTTTCATATTCTTCCATCAATTTAAAACAATCATATATACGATAAAACTGCATTAAATTATTAGGATATATTTGATAATTACCATAATTTCGATTCATATATGTATTATGACATTTAGACCATGAAACATTATTATGATTATAAGAATGCAAATAATAATTATTATCAGAGCAATGAATATTCTTAATATTTGTATTAAAAAATTTCAAACATTTTTCAATATTAATATTATCAGTCGATATAAAAATATTAACGTCATAATTAGTTGTTATCTTAGTATTTAATAAATATTTATTTATTGAACTTAAAATTTGTTGATTTATCTGTTTATTTGAACCTAATGGGTTTATTCTTATTTGTCCACTAAATAAAATTGCTATTTTTTTCTTTTTAATAATAATACTACTTGATTGAATAGAATTAGTAGCAATGTTATTTATTTTCATATCTAAAGGTTTTTGAATATTTTTCTTTTTTTCTGTTGGATATTCTATAATGTAATATAATAATTCTTCTTTAATAAATATAAACGAATCGTCTTTTTTTACTTTAATCTTATCATTAGAGGATAATTCATTAGAATGTTTAATATTTGATATTTTTAACCAAGATGATTTAATACAAATTATTTTATTATTATTTTTTTTAAAATGTTTTTTAAATGCATACCAGTTTTTCATTATAATTATAATATTATATAAAAAAATATATTTTTCTTTTATACATTAACAATTTAATTTTATTTACAATTTGTAGAAATAATATTATTAGCAATACAATAATAATAATCTTGTATAATTGTATTATTTTTAACACACCTACTCATTTTTGATGCACTTATATTTTCATTTAATGATGCTTTTAATATTGATTCCCATGTTCCAAGAAGTTCATGTGTTATAGCATTTTTTTTATTAATTACTTTTCCTCTTGAAGAATTAAGAATTAATTTTGTTTCATAATAATTTGGTCGAAGAGATAATCCATAATAACCTTCATTGCTTTCATTTTCATACCAAACAGTTGCTTTTAAAGCATGTGGGCATGAATTTAAATATTCTTTGATTTCTTTCATATCATTATCTGTTAATTCTTTATTAACTGATAGTTTCCATTTTTGATATTCTTTTAATAAAACGGAATTTAAAATTTTACCACAATCTGAAAATTGACACATTTGAAATATAAATGTTTCTACATGTGAATTTTGTTTTGTTTTTTTATATTCTACTTCTTTTAGCTTAATTCCTAAATATCCGTGTTGTGTTTTTATTTTTTTAGGCTTAAATTGTGTATCAAGATAATTTTTGAGTGCATGAAATACTTCTTTGGAAGGTTTTACACCACTCCATAAACGATATCTTCCTTCTAAATTTACAGATAATTCTTCCACATCTGGACGAACTATACAAATTTTACTTACAAATTCCTGAAATCTTTTTGTTAAATCATCTTCTGGTAATAAGACATTTTTATAGATGGATTGTTCTTCTTCATTTATGAAAATAATTTTATTTTTTTGATTTTCAATTGTTTCTTTATATTCATTTAATTCTAATGTTTGGTTGGATATAATATTTGTATTATTTTTTATTTCTTCTTTTAAATCTCTATTTTCATTTTCTAATTTTTCATTTCGTTGCAATAATTTATTAAAATTATCAATACTATATGTTTTTGAATGAATAATATCTTTTATATATTTTGACAATTTTTCAATGGTAAAATTTGTAGCATCATATGCAATTATTTCTGTTTTATTTTTTCCATTTACTTCAATTGTCCGAATTTGTTTTTTAATTTTAGGATAAGTTTTAATTAAATTTTCAATTTCTACTTTATTTTGAACTCGAAATGCTGAAACTAAAATAAAATTATCATAATTATTATGATGATAAGATACTCTTGTTGATAAATTATTTGTGTGACCAAATTTAATTAATTTTTCATTTGTGTCATTTGTATTATCAATTGTTCCAAAATAAATACATTCAGTGTTTACAGGAAATTGTGCGATAGTTGCTTGTTCTACTGCTTTTTGTTTATCTTTTTTTGTATTTTGAATGGTATTATCTAATTCTGTTTGTTTTTCTTCTAATTTTTGTTGACTTTGTTCTACTTGTAATCTTAATTCATTACTTTCTTCTTCAATAATTTCATGTAGTGTTTCTTCCATTTTTAAGTAATAATCATGAATTTCTGATGCTTTATCAGTTTGTGCTTTTAAACATAAAGATTTAAAACAATTGATAGTTAACATTATAGTTTGTTTATTATGACCTCCCCTATTTTCTTTTGTTTTAGAGATATCATTTTTTGCTACTTCAACTTGAGGTGCATAATTTATATAATCTTTATCAAGTGTAAAATTTTTTTCTAAAACACGTTTAGCATTATATTTTTGATTAAATCCTAACCAAGTCCAAACATTATCCAAATCAATAATAAAGTCTTTATTTTTATCATATTTTAGATAACAATAAAAACTACTTACGAACAATTTTTGTTCTAATTCAGTAAAGTTTTCTTTAATTTTATTTAATAATTTATTATTATAATTACTTGATAATTTAGTAATTGGGTTTTTTTCAATAAGTTCTATAATATTTAATTCTTCCATTTCTATTATATATTAGAAAATTAACTTTTAATAGTTTTGTTTTTGTTTTTATAAATAAAAGTAAAAATTATATACTTATTTTATATTTTTTTTGAAAATAATATAGCATTGATTTCTCTTAATACATTAGATAAATCAAATGAATGTGTATTTGGATTGAATCTAATAATTTTATTCCCCAATGATATTATATATTCCTCTCTAATCTTTTCTTGTATAGCGTCTCTATCAGTATGATTATTTTCATCACATTCAATTACTAGTTTATTATCAATAAAATATAAATCGACTTTATATTTGCCAATAAAATGTTGTCTTTTTGTATTTAAAATATTACTGTATGAATTCTCAATAAATCCTATCGTTTGGTTTTCAATACACATTCCTATATTCATTTGTTTTATATTATCTTTGATATCAACAATATATCTATTTCGTAAATTATATGAATTCTTTAATAATTCATATGTTGATTCAGTAAGTAAAAATATAACTTTATTATGACCACCATGTTTTGATATATTTTTAGAATTATCTTTTTCAATTATATAATGAATATTCTCTCTATAATTTTTTCTTAAATAGCGTACAATAATAAATTTTTTTGTTGTTAAATATAATAACTCATCTAAATTTTTTGTAAAATTACTCATATTATCTTATTACATTAAAATAATTTTAAATAATATAAATTTCATTTTTTATTTATAAAATATTGCTTTTATTATAAAAAGCAATATTTTTATAAACAAGATTTATACTTTTAAAGTTTGCTTCGCAAGTTGGATGAACAAGATTTTTATTATTATGATGCTAAAAATATCTATAATTTTTTAACTTTTAAATTAACTTTGCTCTTCTTCTTAAATAATTCATTAACATCTACATCATCGTCATCATCATCTTCATTATAATTTTGATTACTAAAATTCCATGCTTCTTGACAGCATACTTGAAAAGGATCTTTGTGATCATCAGCTTTATACCAATAAACTTGGTCTTCTAATTTATTAGACTTAGCACCATTATGAACAACTAAGCATTCAAAATTTTCTGTACAAGCATCCATAGTTTGACAGAACATTTCAAAATTATGAAACATACCTGCATAATTTTCATACAATTTTTTTCTATTTTGATAATTATTTTCTCTTAATAAAAAAACCCAATCGATATTTGACCGAAGATTTGGAGGAATTCCGATAGCATATTGCATTAATAGGACAAACATGATGCCCCAATGTCTACCGTTCATAAATATTTCTCTAATAATCTTATCTTTCTTCCAATCATTATCGTATAAACAATCGTCCATAATTAAAAATGCTCTATTATCAATATCATCTTCACCATTACCAATTCTTTTTTTAAGATTTTTTTGACGTTTAATAAATTCATTTGTTATTCTTGGTAAATATTCATCATGTATAAATATTGGAGGTATCATATCACCATAAAACCGATTAGCATTTTCTGTTGGACTAATGACTGTTCCAGAAGGTAAATCTTGTTTATTATATAATAAATCTTTTGTTAAAAATGATTTTCCTGTATTTCTTTTTCCTATAAGAACAATTACAGAATCATCTTTAATCATATTCATATTAAACTTTTTTAATTGCAAGCTCATTAATATACTTTATGAAAAAAAAAATATATTAAATACGAGTATTTAATATTTATAAATTATTACTATTATAAAATTATTCTAAGATAATTTTATGTAAGCATTCATTGTTTTAACATCATCAATTAATTTATATTTAATATTATTATTTTTATTATTTTTATCATTTTGTTTTTTGAAAAAAAAAGATAAAGCATTTTTTACATCTTTATGTAATACATCATCTATTACTAATATACCCCCTTTTTTTAATAATTTATTTGCTCCTAACAAATCTATTAATGTGCCTTCATATGAATGATCCCCATCTATAAAAATTAAATCATAATCATTTTTATTATTATAATTATCAAAATATATTTTAGAAAATGTTGGTATCCATGTATGAATATTATTAGGTAAATTATTTTCTTTTATAATTTCATCAATAACAATTAATCCAAATTTATTCCATACAATTTTTTGATAAGGATCAATACTATACAGTTTTGATTTTTTATCCATTGAACATAACATAAAAGAACTAGAAATACCACATGCTAATCCAATTTCTAATAATTTTTTTGGTTTATATTTTTTAATTAAATTATATAAAAGTAAACCTTCTTTTAAATTTATATTTGAATTTAATAAATAATAATTATTTTTGTGAAATAATACTCTATATAATAATAAATTTTTTAAAAAAATGCTATTAATTTCTTTATTAAAATTTACATAAGTATTTTTATATAATTCATAAATTTTAGGTTTATGTAATGCTATATTTATTTTAGAAAATTCATACATTTCTTTTTTAGATATAGTTTTAATATTATATAATACATCTAAGTTATATCTATATAAATCTCTAATAGTACTAATTCTATACTTATTATCATTTAAAAAAATCCAGTGTTTAGGATAATCTTTTTTATTATATTTATATTTTGTGACATTATTTGAATTTATTATTACACAACTATTTTTTTTTGAATATAAATAAGCAAATATTTGCATAGTTGAACCACTGCCAATAAAATGATTCATTTTTGAAAATAATATTAATTGATAAGATTGAGAAATTATATTATTTATATCAATTATTTCTCCAAATTTTTTAAAAACTTCTACATATTTAAATAATAAATTTAAATTGACATCTAAATTATGAATAACAATTATTTTTAAAGGTTTTTTACTTTTTTTTTTAATTATTTTTAAAGCTTCTTGGTAAAAATCTGGATTTAAAATAAAATGAAATGCATTTGTTGAATTAAAAAATGTATTTATACTAAATCCAATATCAATATTTATACCTACATATTCATATAAATCAGAATGCCAGTCAAATCCTATATCTTTTATAAATGTTTTATATATTTTAAATTTTGTGACATCACTTAACCATTTTTTTAATATTAATGCACCATTACTTTTAAAACCAAAAATCCAACTATTATATATAATACCTTTTTTAGTTAAAGGATATTTATTATCTTGTATATTATATTTTATTAGTTCTAAATTATGTTTTTTTGAATATTCTTTCATATATTCAATAACATATACGTAATTAAATAAACTATTTAAAAGTAATGAATTTCTATTATTTTTTTTTGAAAAATAACTATATTCAATATTTTTAAAATCAAAATTCGGTAAATCTTCCATAAATATATTTTTATCAAATAATAAATCATCATATTGTAAAGAATAACAAATATTTATTTTTTTATTTATTTCTTTTTCTAAATTTATTGCTCCTATTAATGACATTAATTTACTACCAAAATTACCATAAGGATATATGAATAAACTCATTTATATATATATAAATATATATAAATTATTAATTATATATTTTATTTATTAATAATTATTTACTTAATTTACTTAATTTTCTAAAATATCAATATCAACATCATCTCCTACAATTGTAATTCTTTCTTTAAAAATTTCTTTTGCTTCTTTAGATACTTTTAAATCACTTCCTCCAATTTTTTCTAGTGAATTATTAGTAAAATATTTATATCCATAAAATACTGTTAATAATAATAAATATGCAACTAAAAATATTATTATTAAATTACTATAACTCATCTTTTTAACATTTTCTTTTTCTTCTACTTCAACATTATTTCTTTTATTTATGAAATAATAAAAAACTGTAATTATTAAAGCTATTAATAAAAATATAAAATAAGGTTGATAAAATAAATCCATCATATTATTATTAATTAATAATAATTTTTTAAGTTAATATAAACTAATTATTAAATAGAAATTTTTATTTTTTATTTTTTATTTTTTATTTTTTATTTTTTATTTTTTATTTTTTATTTTTATTTATTCAAAATCTATATCACTATCTTCATTATTGGATATATTTTCATTTAAATTAATAAAATTTCTTTCTTTCTTTTGTAATTTTTCTATATCTTCGTCATTATCTGCATTATTTTCAGAAGTAAAATTAAAATTTGCTAAATTTTCATCATATTTTTTTTGATAAAATGATTGTGATGACTTATTTGATAAAGGTAATTGTTTTATAAATTTTTTATTATTAATTTTTTTAACAAAAGAATTATTTATTGGTTTTATAATTTCATTAATTGATTTAGTAGAAGATGAATTTGATTTTTCTATATTTTCTATTTTTTTTAATATAGGATTTTCTTCTAATTCTATTTGTTTAGTTTCATTTACCATTATATTTTGTATTTGTTTTTCTATTTCATCATCTTTTTTAATTATATT